AACGCTAAAAACGATTAATAAGCTATTAGAGTGTTTGAATTAGCAACGGTGGCAGCTCATCACCGCTAATGCGAAATGCGTAAGGTTTCGATTCCTTTTTATCGCTGAATTATTAAAATAGGTGGCTTGATGAACATGGAACGCCAACGCCTACAAAACCTTGCCTTACGCAAAGTGAAGCGCGAAGAACTGAATCAACCATGCGTTGAATGTGGCCACAAAGAAATCGTTTTGGATTACACGCAACAAGACATTACTAGAGTTTGCAAAAGCGATCCTTGTCAGTTTGTTGATGTTGTTGTGGTGGAGGGTTTATGAGTCAGTTTTATCATTTACCGTGCAGAGTTTTTTAATTATGTTATAATTATAAAGCCGCTACGCAGGAAGTCATGAGCCTGTGGAAGTCTTTGCCTACGAGACGAGCGGCTAGTTTTATTTTCTGTAGGCAACAATTCGTAGGTATCAAATATGCAAGAGTCAAAAAAGGCTATTCCTGAGCCTAACTTTTTCCAATGTCCAAATATCATCATAGACGAATACTTAAAAGAATTAAATGGTTCTGAGTTGAAGTGTTTTTTGTTTATCGTTCGCAAAACTAAGGGGTGGCACAAGGACGTTGACGCTATTAGTATCAGCCAATTTGAAGAATACACAGGCTTGAGCAATCGGGCAGTTATTGATGCGTGCAATTCTTTGGTTAGTCGTGGTTTTATATTTCAAGATGTTGGCCAAAGAGGGATTAAATTATTTACTTTAGACTGCAAAAAGTTCACCTGTGAAAAAAGTTCACATGTGAAAAAAGTTCATAGCACCTGTGAAAAAAGTTCACAGGTCACTAGTGAAAAAAGTTCACACACAAAAGAAAGTATTAAATACACTACTATAAATAAAAATAATATTAGTGATGAAGTTTTGAAAAAAACAAACGAACCCAAAAACGGTACTGTTTCAGAACAAGACTACATCGACAAAGTTACTACTGATAACAAGCCTAAAAACTTTTCTTTGCCTTTAAACTGGAATCCTGATAGCAACTTATTTGGTGGTTACTGTCTAAATAACGGTATTGCACCTAATCAACTAACAAACGAAATCTTAAAATCTTTTTGTGAAAAAGCTAATGCCAAAGGTGAAGTTAAATCAGAAGCGCAATGGTGCTTGTATTTGGCTAAATATTTAAAAACCTGTCTTAGCAATCCAATAACTAAAAAACCAAACCCACACATTTATCAACCTGAAAAAAATGTTACGCCTGAAAACTCAGCTAGTGCAACTGAGTTTGTCGCACCAAAAAAACAGGCTATCAGCGAAGAAGAAAAAGCAAGACGCAAAGCTTTTGTGCAAGAACAATTAAAAAAAGCAGGAGTATAAAAAATGAGCTTAGAAAATTCAGTATTACCGCACTCTTTAACCCTAGAACAAGCGGTTTTATCGGGTTTAATGTCTGATAACGATAATGAGTGTTTTGATGATATTTTTGCAACACTAACAGCTAAAGATTTTTACTTAAAACGTCATAGTATTTTATTTTCAACTGTGTACGATTTGTTTAAAAGTGGTGAATCAGCCGACGTATTATGTGTTTTTGAAAAACTAAAAAGCACTGACCAATTAGAGATTGTTGGTGGCGAGGCTTATCTTGAGCAAATATTAAGGGATTCCCCTGCTACCACCACAAATATTATGGTCTATGCTGAGCGTATTAAGTATTTTTCTGTTTGCCGAAACTTAATTAAGACTTGCAATGATGTAATAGAAAACACCAAAAACCATCAAAGCAGACCACTTGCTGAGATTTTAGATTTTGCAGAATCTAGCATTTTTAAAACAAAAGATGCTTTAGATTTAAAATCAGGCGATCCAAAACTTATCAGAGAAGTGTCAAAAGAGGTAGTTGCAAATATCGATGAGCGTTTTCAAAATGGCGGAGAGATAACAGGGTTATCCACAGGTTTTTATGATTTAGATGAGTTGACGCTTGGACTACAAAAAAAGGAAATGATTATTATTGCAGGGTGTCCGAGCATGGGCAAAAGTACATTTGCTTTTAACATCGCAGAAAATGCAATGATTAAACAAATAGAAAAAGGCGATAAAAAGTCAGCAGGTATTATATTTTCAATGGAGATGTCAAATACTGCATTAGTCGAAAAAACAATTGCGAGTCTTGGCAAGGTTCAAAGTCATAATATGCGTAAAGGTGATTTAAACGATAGTGACTGGCCAAAAATAACTAATGCGGTTACAAAGTTTTATGATTGGCCATTTTATATTGATGATACCAGTTCGATAACCATTACTGATATTAGAGCAAAAGCTAGACGAATTAAGAAAAAACACGGAGCTATCAGTTTTGTGATTATTGATTATTTGCAGCTTATGGGGTCAACAGAAAAGGGGTTTAGTCGAGAAAATGAAGTAGCGACAATATCGCGGTCATTAAAAGCACTTGCTAAAGAGCTGGATTGTCCTGTTGTAGCGTTGGCTCAATTAAATCGAGGTATTGCATCAAGAGCAAACAAAAGACCTGTTATGAGTGATTTAAGAGAATCGGGGCAGATAGAACAAGATGCCGATTTAATCATGTTTGTTTATCGTGATGAATATTACAACATCGAATCCAAAGATAAAGGAACAGCCGAGATTATTATTGCTAAGCAAAGAAATGGAGCAGTTGGCACAATTAGACTTGGTACTGATTTAGGGCGTTCTAAATTTTTAAACTTGGCAAAAAATCAAAATGATTTTTAAGGTGATGTTATGGTTACTATTATTAAAAAGCGTAAAGACGGCTTAGATTTTTATCAAAATGGCAGATGGTTTTATGATGTGCCATTAGCACAAATTAAACTGCATGGCCTAGATTTTTGGTTAAATCATTTGTCATTAAAAAATTGGTTTACTGACGATGTTAAGCGTAAATTTTTGGAGTTGGTCACAAATGGCTAACACCCCCGAATTTGACGCCTTAATAAACCACATCACAGAACGCTCTAAATGCCACCCAAGACACGATATTTACTGCAAGATAGGGCGTGAGCTATGGATTGATGATAAAGCCTCGTCTATAGCCCATTTTGATGAGCTATAGACACGTCAATACTGGCTTAATGATGTAAAACATAATTGGCCGCATTATTACTTGCAGACTGAGCAAAAAGTTGTGGAGATTTTTAATCGTAAGTTGACCACAAATGATAAGCGATGTTTGATATAATTATTTTGCGGCTAGGGATGCAACCCGAACACAGCTAGTCACTGTTGCCGCAATCCTCGACTAACCTTTGACTATAGGTATCAAAATGCTTAAACCATCAAAGCGTCACTTTTTGCGTTATGACGCACAAACATACGAAACACAGGGTTTTATTGATCTGTGCGGTATTCCTTTGAAAATGCACAACGACACAACAAAAGATCAGCGTTTTGCTAAAGAGCCAAGATTTTGGCAGGTAACAGCTAAGGCGATTACACAAAACGAAGATGCTACCGAAAAAAGAACAACGTTTTTTAAGTTTGTCACAGATACCAAAATAACCCTTGGCGAATTATCAATTGTTGTTAATGACCACATTGGCAAAGACAATGACTTTTTGCCTGACTGTGTGTCAGTCATGGTGTGTGCAAGGGTAATGACGGAGGGTGGGGTATGAACACCCCCGAATTTGACGCATTTGTGAACCATTTTTGCGCTTGCAAATTCTGCAAGCCAAGACATAACAAATACTGTGCAGAGGGTAAAAGGCTGCATGACGAATATCAAAATTTGTATAAGAGGGTTAAGTAATGAGTCATCAAGATTTACCAGCACCAATGCACCCACGCTATCAGGATTTTCTCAGTTTTATGGCTTATTGCCCTCATCGTACAAGCCCAAGCATTTTAGAGGCAGCGTTTTGGGTGTGGTTAAATTTCATTGAGATTATTGATAACAATGACTTAAAAAGCGATCACATTCAGCAGCTAAAAACCGATCTAGACCGCATACACCGTGAGCGTGAAAATTTTCATATCCAATGCAGCGCACAGGCAGAGGAAATTGAGCGTTTAAATGCAAAAAATGCAGAGTTACAAGCAAAACTTGATGATGTAACTTTGATTTTATTGGGTGGCGCAATCGGTGAACGTGGTCATGCGTGTATGAGTGTTGATGGGGGAAATTTATGAATTTAAAGCAATTAGCAAGAATAAGTCTATTGTCTGATGTTTTTATGCTTAAAAGTGGATTGGTGCAATTTAAGTATGTGCAAGATATTGGAAATGTAAATGATATTAATTTTTGCGTAGGCATGGCTGGTGGGCATAAAGCATTTGGCGAGCCACATCAATACGATGATTTTGTTAACAAATACTTAACTTGGTTGGAGTCGCGCTAATGAAACACATTGAATCAGCGCATCAAACCCAAGTCGTTGAATGGTCACGGTGGGCATATAAAGCTAATCCAAGCCGTTACCCAATGCTTAATATGCTTCATTGTTCGCTAAACGGCGTAAAACTGTCAGGTACACAAGCAAAAATAGCCAAAGGTCAGGGAATGTTGTCGGGCGTTCCTGATTTGTTTTTACCAGTACCAAAAAATGGTTATCACGGTCTTTTTATTGAGATGAAAAGCGAAAAAGGCAGAGTCACTGAAAATCAACATTGGTTTTTAACTAATGCTGAAAGTCTTGGATATAAAACGGCTGTTTGCTACAGTGCAAAAGAGGCGATAAATGCGATAGTGTCATATTACACTGAGCAACAAAAATGATTTTAATGTTTAGTGCTGCCCTATTTGTAATATTTATTATTGGTATTGTTTTGGCTCTTGAATGTTATCAGAAATAAGCTACTCTTTTTTTTGCTTATAAAATGGTTCACTCAACAAATGCACAATATGATTGTGAGACGTGTTGAGTTGTTGTTAAATGGGTTTTGATTATGCTTAAATTGTTATTAGTTCGTGAGATTAAAAACGAAAAACAGACTCACGGTCGATTGTTTAAAATTGGCAAAGATGATAAGCGCGAGTTTATTTGCTATACGCTCGAAGATAAAGAGCGGTTAGTAAAGATCAAAGGTGAGACAGCAATACCAACAGGCAAATATACTGTTATTGTAACCATGTCGCCAAAATTCAAAAAAGAATTGCCTTTAATTTTGAATGTACCTAATTTTAGTTGTGTTCGTTTTCACGGTGGCAACAATGAAAACGACAGCGAGGGCTGCCCTTTGCTCGGTATGGTTCGCCATAGCAATGCTATTTCTAATTGTGCGCCTGCCGTTGCTTTAGTTACCAAAATGATTAAAGAATCGAAAGAGGCGCAATTAACTATTGTTTGATTCATGTCGGGAACGTAAGCCTCTTTTATGCCGCCTAGTGCGGCTTTTTTATTGCCTGTTTTTTGATTTGTGCTATATTGTCTAACATATACAATCTGTTAGGTTGATTATTATGAAATATCACATTGCTAGATTAAAGGAAGCTTCAACGTGGGCAGGCATTGGCCTTATCTTAACTGCTATTACGCCAGTATTGCCGCTTGCTTATGCAACGCCTGTCGGTGCTTTAGTTGGGGTATGTGGTGGCATTGCGTATATCTTGCGCGAAGGCAAGACAGATGCAAAATAATTTAGCCGATTCACAACAACATTTTGAGGGGGTGAGTGTGGCAGTTGCTAAAGCCTCTCCACCAATAGCTGTAAGCGGTTTAACGCTTGCTGGTGTACAGTTGCAGGATTGGCTAATCATGGCAACAATACTTTATACAGTTATACAAATAATTATTGCATTGCCGAAATTGAAGCAGTCTTTTAAAGAGTGGCGCAACAAATGAAATATTTGCCAGCTTATACTATAATCTCATTTGTTTTGTTTCCTTTTTTGCTTTTATATTTTTTTATTAAAATTTTGGGGTAATTATGCAATTTCAAAAAGGTAATAAATTTTGGCTTGCTCGGTCATCACATGGCCGCAATCCGATTTTTAGTGATCCTGAGCAATTGCGTAATGCTTGTTATGAGTATTTTGAGTGGGTTGAAAACAATCCGCTTTATGAGGAGAAAATATTTCATGCTCAAGGAATTATCACGAAAGATACTGTAACAAAAATGAGAGCAATGACTATTAGTGGCCTTTGTTTATTTTTAGATATTTGCGAAAATACTTGGACAAATTATAAAAAACAGCCCGATTTTTTGAGTATCACACTAGAAGTTGAGAAAGTAATTTACAATCAGAAGTTTGCAGGGGCGTCAGCCGACTTGTTAAACGCTAATATCATCGCTCGTGAATTAGGTTTGGCAGATAAACAACAAAACGAACATACAGGAGTTGACGGAAAACCAATTGCCCATTCTGTCGAAATCAAAGTTACATTTGATGATTAACGCGCAATTCCCAACTAAGACTAAGTTTTTATTTAAGCCATGCCGTTATAAAGTTTTGTATGGTGGACGTGGTTCGGGCAAGTCATGGGCAATGGCTAGAGCGTTATTATTACTTGCTACTCAAAAAACATTGCGCGTATTGTGTGTCCGTGAAGTTCAAAACTCAATCGCTGAGTCTGTCCATAAATTACTAAGCCAACAAATAGAATCATTAGGCTTACAACAATTCTTTGAGATTCAAAATACAACAATCTTTAGCAGAATTAACGGCAGCGAATTTATCTTTGAGGGCATTAAGCATAATGTCACTAAGATTAAATCTATGGAGGGTATTGATATTTGTTGGGCTGAGGAAGCCGAGGCCATTAGCGATATGTCATGGGATGTTTTAATTCCGACAATTAGAAAATCAGGCTCAGAGATTTGGATTAGTTTTAACCCTAAATTTGAAGATGATCCGACTTATCAGAGATTCGTTTTTAATCCGCCAACTAATAGCGCAGTGGTTAAAATGAATTGGACAGACAATAAATATATTAGTCCTGAATTGATTGCAGAAAAAGACGACTTAAAAGCGCGTGACTATGACAAATATTTATGGGTTTGGGAGGGTCACTGTCTCAAAGTTTTAGACGGTGCGGTTTATAAGGATGAGATGCGTAAAATGCGAGAAGATGGGCGCATTACTAACGTACCTTACGAATCAAGCAAGCCAGTTTACACGTTTTGGGATTTGGGTTTTGGTGACAGTACCGCTATTTGGTTTGTTCAAATGGTTGCTGGCCAATACCGCGTTATTGATTATTTAGAAGATAACCGCAAAGCAATTGATTTTTATGTAAGACAAATACAGTCCAGGCCATACGTTTACGATAGGAATTTTTTACCCCATGACGGTAATCATGCTAATTTAGCGACAGGTAAAACAATGCGCGAGATTGTTGAGGGTTACGGATTAAAGGTTGAGATAACTCCGCAAATTGGCATTGATAACGGCATTAATGCGACTAGAATGGCTATGGCTAATTGCTGGATAGACGAGCAAAAGTGCAAAGAGGGCATAAAAGCCTTAGAGTATTATCATTATGAGCAAGACAAAAACGGCAACCGAAAAAACAGTCCTGCTCACGATTGGTCAAGCCATGGCTGTGATGCTTTTCGTTATATGGCTGTTGCGTTTAAAGAAACAGTTGCACCAAAACCATATAAGCGACAAAATTATGGTGGTCATGGGTGGATGGGGTGAATTATGGGCAGTTTAAGAGATTTTCTAATTGATGTGGGCCGCAATGCTTACGGTTTAGGAGAAAATGTTGCATCTTTAGGTAGTGCGGCAATCGCTGAACCTGTTGCTGGTTATGCTGCAATGTTTGACCCTATCAACGGTGCGCAGGCAATTCGTGAGGGTATGACATATCAACCAAGAACCGAAGCAGGGCGAATGTATCAACAAGGTGCTGCTCAAGCTGTTGGCAAAGCGGTAAAACCTGTCATGCCTGTTATTGATACTTGGCAAAAAGGCGTTGATATTGCAGGGCGTTACAGTCCGACATTAGGCGCATTGATGCAAACAGCACCAACAGCTTTGGGTGTTGCATTAGGTGCAAAACCGACATTGCAAGCAGGGCGGCAAGCAAGCAATACATTAGGGGCAATGCAAGCGCGAATGATTGCCAATGCTAACGCACCAAGAACATTAAATACTGGTTTTATGGGGCAGCGTGGCAGTGTTGGCACTCAAAGACCCCTAACCGAATTTGAACAAGCGCATCTTATCGCACAACAAAACGCAGCATTACCTGTTAGTCAGGGTGGTTTAGGTTTAGCACCTGATAATACAGCTATGGATAGGGCTAGGGCGATGGGGTTTGATGTGGATAATCCTATGTATCATGGTACAAGTGCTGATTTTAAAGAATTTAGTTTGGGCGGATACGGAGTGCATGGTAATAAAGGGGGGACAGGTATTTATCTTGGTGATTCTGGTAAAGCATCGTCTTATGCAAATAGCGCATCTAGTTATACTGGTAACCCTGCAAACGTGATGCCGCTGTTAAAACGAGGTAATATTTTAGATGCAAATTCTAACGCACCATTAAATAATAATATGATAGATAATTATATAAATGAAAATTTATATGATGGTGATAAAGCGCGTATTGCTTTAGATGCTGGTGGGAAAAGAGTTACAAAAACATTTGCAAATATAGAAGATGCTAAAGATTTTTTTTGGAATCAGAAAAAAAATTGGGAGGTTTTTAGTGGATTCGATAGAACATTACCAAAAGCTGAAATGATAGATGGGAAGCCAGTTGTTTCTTATGTTGATTTTAACTCACCAGTTAATCTAAATGGACTACCCATAAAAGATGTGCATGAGGCATTGAGGAGGGCAGGAGGTGGAACTATGACGGATGTTTTAAAAAATATTGGTTTTGATGGTGCAGCGTCAAATTATGAAACAGTCATTTTCGACCCCAAAAACATACGCTCACGTTTTGCAGCATTTGACCCAATGAAAAAAGAATCTTCTAATCTTTTAGCAACATCAGCCGCTATTGCGCCAACAGCAACAATGGCAGCGTATTTATACAATCAAGAGCGCAACAAAGGCGGCAAACAATGAACGATTTATACAAAACGATTTGCGAGCGCATTAAAGCTGATAAAGAAGCGAAAAGCGAAGAACGCGAGTTAATGCTAGACGACCAACGATTCGCGGCAGGCGACCAATGGCCTACAGTTATTAAACGCAAGCGCGAAGTCGAGGGGCGGCCAATTCAGACAGTAAACAGAATCCCTGCATTTATTGACCAAGTTGTAGGTGATGCGCGTCAAAATAAGCCATCAATCAAGGTTCACGCTGGCGAAGATGGCGATTCAGATATTGCATTAATTTATGACGGTTTACTCCGAGCTATTCAAAATCAAAGCAATGCAGACTTTGCTTATGACTCTGCAATTGAAAATACCGCCACCTTTGGTTTTGGCGCATGGCGCATTAAAACAGATTACGAAAACGAGCTAAGTTTTAATCAGGTCATCAAGATTGACCGAATCGCTGACCCTTTGAATGTTTATTTTGACAAAAACGCAGAACAGCCCGACTACTCAGACGCGAATCACGTCACTATTTTGGTGAAGATGACAAAAGATGAGTTTAAGGCGCGCTGGCCTGATGCTGATGTTACTGACTTCAAAGACTTTGATGGTCAATGGCTTGCTGATGATTGCGTTATTGTGGCTGAGCATTGGTATAAAACAAATGAGCCTAAGACGCTTTATTTGTTGCAAAATCCCGAAGATGGCAGCACTAAGACAAGTTTTGAAAAAGAGCCATTTTACATTGTTGTTGGTGAACGTAAAACAACAGACGTTAAGGTTAAGTGCGCGTTTTTGAGTGGTTCAAACGAGCCTTTAGAAATTCAAGATTGGGCTGGTAAATATTTGCCAATTGTCGGTGTAAACGGTAAAGAGGATTTGGTCGATGGCAAGCGCACGTTACGCGGCTTGGTGCGATTCGCTAAAGACCCACAACGTATGTACAACTACTGGCGCACGATTGACACCGAGCAAAAAGCACTTGCACCTAAATCTCCTGTTTTAGTCACGGCTAAACAAATTCAAGGCTTAGAGGATATTTGGCAAGATGCGCTAAGCGGAAACTTGCCGTATTTGATTGTCAATGATGACCCTAGCGCACCACAGCCACAGCGTTTAAATGCTGGAATTATGGACAAAGGCGCAAGCGAAGCGGCCTTGATGTGTGTCGATGAAATTAAAAGCACAACAGGCATTTATTCTGCATCATTGGGTGATCGTGATAATGAAACATCAGGCCGCGCTATTTTGGCACAACAACGTAAATCAGATATTGGCAATTTTACGTTTATTGATAACGTAGCTAGAGCAATCAAATATACAGGAATGGTTATCTTAGATTTAATCCCTAAAATCTATGACTCGGCTCGTGTTGTTCAGATTATGGGTGCGGATGGTGAACAAAAGTTACAACGTATTAACCAATTGGCAGAAACGAAAGGCGGTCAGAAGTTCGTTGATTTAAGCGTGGGTCAATATGATTTAACCGTTTCGCAAGGTGCAAGTTATGCAACTAAGCGTATTGAAGCTTTAAATAGCTTGATCGAGATTGCCCGAGTTAATCCAGCAATCATGCAAATTGCAGGCGATTTAATCGTTAAAAACATGGATTGGGACGGTTCAGAAGAGATTGCCGAACGTCTTAAAAAGATGTTGCCGCCAAACTTGCAAGATCAAGAAAATAGCGATATACCACCCAAACTGCAAGGCATCATAGAGCAAGGCAAACAACAGATTGAGCAGCTACAAAAACAGGTTAATGATCTGCTTGACGAGAAAGACGACAAAGAAGATGAGTTACGTTTAAAACAGTACGAGATTGATGTTAAAGCAACGTTAGAGCTTGCTAAATTGGCGACAAATGCAGGATTACAGCCTAATGACGTCATTGCTATTGTTAATCAAATGTTGGCCAATGCAGCGCAACAGCCTGAATTACCTGAAGATGGCGAGACTTATCAGCACGAACAGCAAGAAGTTTATGATCCAATGATTGAGCAAAATGAGCAAGAAATCGAGCAAATGCCAGTTGATATGATGACTCAAAATAACATTAACAAAGATGATATATCTAGTCTACAATTACCAAACTTACAACAAAATAACGAGGTGATGTGATGAATGAGAAAAAGAGCGCAGAGGAAATCAATAACCGTGTTTTATCTATTTTGCAATCCAGTGATTTTACAAAAACGCTAGAATCTTTTAGTAATGAAATGATAAAACCAGCAATGCGGCTTATGGCTGAAATTGAAAAGCGTAAAAAGCGTAAAAAGCGTAAAAAATCATAATTTGACAAAATACTTGGTATAACGTAAATTTATATTACTGTTACTAGACAGGTTAAAACTAGGTCGTCGTGATGACGCAAGCAAACCCGATTCAAGGTATTATTCCCATGAGTGAACAAACTCAGTCTGATGTAATTGTGGAATCATCCCCACAGGTCGAAGCTGAAACGCATGAAACTGTTGAACCTGTTGAAAATCAGGAAACTAAAGAGCCTGAGCAAACAGAAACAACAGAAGATGACGACAGTGACAGCCTACCCAATGGCGTTAAAAAGCGTATTGACAAATTAACGCGTCAAAAATACGAAGCACAAGCCGAATTAAATCGTTTAAAAACTGAATTTGAAGCATTAAAAGCACAATCTGCACCAAAAGCAGTTGAGCCACAAATGTCTGATTTTGAAACTTTTGACGATTATACCGAAGCCTTAGCCGAGTATAAATTTAATCAAAAAGCACAAGCCCAACAACAACAAGCTAGCCAACAACAACAAGCGCAAAAAGTCGCTCAAGACTGGCAAAGCAAAGTTGAGAAAGTCCGAGCTGTTGCACCTGATTTTGATGAAGCGTTTGCCAATGTCGCTGAAATTACTTTTGCACAATCCACTTTAGATGCCGTTGCAGGGCATGAAAAAGGTGCTGAAATCGCTTATTTGTTGGGTAAAGACCCCGTAAAAGCTTATCAAATTGCATCTTTGCCACCTATGCAACAATTAATGGCAATCGGTGAAATTGCTGCAAAAACTAATTTAACTAAACCCAAAACTGTTACAAGTGCGCCGCCTCCTGTTAAGCCAATTCAAGGTGGAAGTTCTGCAACTCCTGATATTTCTAAGATGTCAACTGCTGAATACATCAAATACAGGAATGAGCAACAGTTAAAGAAAAAACGTTAATTTAGACTGAGGATTCAATTATGGCTAACAATGTTATTACTTCGAGTATTATCACAAATGAAACCTTGCGTATTTTGCACAACAACTCCGCGTTTTTGGGCAACATCAATACCGAGTTTGAAGATCAATTTGCCAAAAAAGGCTTAAAAGCTGGTTCTGTTATCAACGTCCGTCGCCCTGTTCAATTAACTGTTCGTGATGGTGCTGTAGCGTCAATTCAAGACGTTAATGAAACTACTGTGCCGATTACAATGGAGCAAGAGTTTGGTATTGATTGGGCTTTCAGTGATTACGACTTAACATTAACCATTGACGAATTTACAAAGCGTTACCTAGAGCCTGCTGGTAAGCGTTTGGCGGCAGAGTTAGACGCGCGAATTGCTGCACGTTTTTATCGTGGTGTGGCTAATTTTAGCGGCACGGCTGGCACAACTCCAAGCACTGCACAATCTGTTTTAGACGCTGCTGTTTTGTTAGATAACAATGCCTGTCCACGCGATGACAATCGTATGCTTGCATTAACTCCATTGGCTAATGCTAAATTAGTGGGTGGTATGAGCGGCTTGTTCAATGACCAAGCTACTCAAGGTCGTCAATTAAAAACTGGTATGATGGCGACTAACTTAGGTTTAGACTTTATTATGTCCCAAAACTTACCGACACATACAGTTGGTGGTTTAGGTGGCACTCCGTTAATTAACGGTGCTAACCAAGGTTTAATCAACTCAGGCGCAACTGATAACCCATACGCATCTAGCACATCTTTAATTACTGATGGTTGGACTGCTGCTGCTGCTAACCGACTGAAGCGTGGTGATGTGTTCACTATCGCAGGTGTGTTTAGCGTAAACCCTGAAACCAAGCAAAACACTGGCTTACTACAACAATTCGTTGTAACTGCTGATGCGGCTTCTGATGGTTCGGGCAATTTAACAGCGACAATTTACCCTGCAATTATTGCTGGTGGTGCTTATCAAAACGTAACCGCGCGTCCTGCTGATAACGCTGCAATCACAGTGTTAACAGGTAGCGCAAACACATCTTACGGCCAAAACATTCTATTCCATCGTGATGCGTTTACATTGGTAACTGCTGATATGGAAGTCCCGAATGGTATGGATATGGCTGAAAAGGCCATGCATGAAGGTGTTGCATTGCGATTTGTTCGTGGCTTTGACATTACAAACAACCGTCGCATTTGTCGTTTTGATATGTTGGCTGGTTATGGCTTGTTACGTCCTGAATGGGCTGTCCGCTTAACTCAATAATACCTCTGTTGCTCAAGGATGAGCTTTTTTCTAAAGGTGGCTTATGGTCACGTCCGATTTAATACGCTCCTCGTTGCGCTTAATCGGCGCGATTAGTTCAAGTGAATCTCCTGCTGCTGATGAGTCTATGGACGCATTAGAAGCGTTAAACATGATGCTTAATTCATGGGGTGCGGTTCGTTTCTTATCTAAGAACACGTCAACAATTACGCATACTCTAAACGGTTCAACATCTTATACTGTCGGGATTGGTGGCGATATTAACGTTACTAGACCGACATCAATTTACACTGCAATCTATACTTTAGGCACTCAAGATTACGCTGTAAAAGTTCTTGATTATGCTGATTACGTTGAAATTACGACTAAAAATATAGGCGGCACAATTCCTGAATTTGTCACGCTTAAACCAGATTATCCGCTAAGTACGCTTTATGTATTCCCTGCAATTAATGGCGGTGTTTTAAATTTATCAACAGTTAGACCTAATGCTGAATTGGATATTAATGACGACATTCAAGATATTTATCCTCCTGAGTGGATTCGCGCGATTAAATACAATTTAGCAATTGAGATTGCGCCTGAGTATGGTGTAACCGTTGCACCTGAGATTGTGGCATTAGCCAAAGAGTCTAAGGACACAGTTATGCGTTCTATGGTAACAATACCCCGCGCAAAGTTTGATCCACTGCTACAAACTAGAGATAGCTTTAATATCTTAGGGGGTGGGTTTTGAAGTTCAACTTTTTAGGTGGCCAGCACAAAGGATTCAGCCCGAATCAGAACACACAAGAAACGGTTAATATGTTTTTAGAGGTCGATTCGTCCGAAGAAAACAAGCTCACCTTGTATCGTGTTGACGGTAAAAAAGACTTTATCGAACTACCTAAAAGCCCAATTTACAACATGGCCGAGTTTAGGGGTGTGTTGTACGTTGTCGCAGGCGATAGCATTTATAAGATCATCGAGACGGTAGGTGGTTATAGTTACTCGTTAATCGGTGCGGCTGATTTAACGCTTAATGTGACGATTGCGGCAAATAACGCAGGGCAATTATGTTTTAATAGTAGTTATACTCTAAAAGCATACGTTTTAGATACTAATACAGATACATTAACACAAATTACTGACCCTGCTTTTTACGGCTCGCCTCGTGTTGATTACTTAGACGGTTATGGTGTTTTTGTTAGGCCAAACAGCCAACAGTTTTATATTTCAAAATACAATGATTTTTTGATTTATGATGGGCTTGAGTTTGCCACAAATGGATCAGACCCTGATAATTTAGTTACAGTTATTGTTGATCATCGTGAGTTAGTTGTTTTTGGCAGAAAAAGTGCATCATTTTGGTTTGCAAATGATAGTCAAAACACGGTTGACTTTTCGCTATCTAGGCGCGATGGCGCAGACACAGAAGTGGGCTGCGCGGCTGCTTTATCCGTTGCCAAACTTGATAACACAGTATTCTTTTTGGGTCGCAATGTTTACGGCCAAGGCTTAGTTTATCGCTTAAATCAGTACGTACCGCAAATTGTATCTAATCGTGGCATTGAGCAAATGATTAATACATTCTCGCGTATTGATGATGCGATTGCATACGCTTATCAAAAAAATGGCCATAGTTTTTACGTTTTAACATTTCCCACTGCTAACAAAACGCTTGTTTATGATGCGTCAATTCAAGACCCTGATATGGCTTGGTCGGTGCGTGAGACTTATAACTTAGGCCGTGATCGGGCAACTTGTCATGCTTTTGCATTTAATAAGCATTTAGTCGGTGATTATTCAAGCGGTAAAATATTCGAGTTAGACGAAAATACTCACACCGACGGCGGCTTACCGATTGTTTGGAGTCGCACAAGTACGCATATTATCAGTGATTACAAACGAATCAGGCACAAAGAAGTTGTTTTAAATTTTCAAACAGGTGTTGGTTTAGAAAATGGTGATGACCCAATCATTTATTTAACTTATAGCGACGATGGTGGCCATAGTTATATTACTCCGCGCGAGGCTAGTTTAGGTGTCATTGGCCAACGTAAAAACCGTGTGATGTTCTCACGCTTAGGCCAATCACGCGACAGGGTTTACAAGGTATTTGGTTCTGCACCTGTAAAGACTGTTTTTATTAGTGGTTTTATTGAGCTAGAGGCGTTAAAAACATGAAAATAGGCTCACCCTTAACGCTTAATCTAACTGATACAAGGGCATTTAAAATATGGCTATATCAGTTGTGGCAAGGTGTTGGCGGTGATACAGCAACAGGCGATACAGTTACAACTATCGTCAATAATTACGCTATTCAAAAACAGGCAATTGTTGATATTGGCTCTAGTTATGTGTTAGACAAAGTCGTAAACGTGGTAGACGCTGACGTTAAAACTACATCAATTATTGAATGTAGCATTGCACCTGTTGCGACAGGTTATACAAGACCTGTTGAAGAAGTTATTTATGAGCGCATTATGGTTTACGCTACACCTAAAAACGGTTCAATAGATTTTTATTTACAACCCGAGCGAGGCCATTTTAAGGGCGAGTTCGCAATAAATTATATGGTGAAAAAATGACAGGTCGCGTCAATTTAGTAAATAGCAGTGAGGCCGAAGTCGGTACAGAAGCCAACCCGCTTGTCATAAAACAACCAACGACAGGCGGTGTATTGGCTACTGAAGCCAAGCAAGATATTGGCAATGCGTCAGTTGCAAGCATTGACTCAAAAACGCCAACGCTGGGGCAGAAAGAAATGGCAGCAAGTCAGCCTGTTGTTATTTCTAGTGACCAAAGCATTATAAATATGCGTTTGGCATCAAGCGCAACAGCGGCAGCGGCAGGTCTATTTCCAACTGTTACAGGTTATGGCGTTTTGCGTGTTAGCCCTGAATCGTCTATGCAGTTTTTTGATGCTTTTGACACAGACGACACAGTTAATCTATGGACTTTAAAAACATCAACGGGTACTAGCGCGATTGCAAATGGAATATTGACTTCTGCATCATCCACAACAGCAAATGCTTATGGCGGACGTTTTAGTATTCCAACTATTAGGCCGAGAGGTATTAATTTTGTTGGAATGGGTGCGGCAGTTCGTTTTAATAATTTATCAATTGCAAATACAGTAAGATGGATGGGTATTGGTAGTTTGCCAGCCACTCCTACAGCGGCATTACCTGTTACCGATGGTATTGGTTTTTTGCTTGATGGAGCTGGAAGTCTTTTTGCAAAGATTTATGCGGCAGGTGTTGAAGTTGGTAGTTTAGATTTAACAGCTTATAAGCCAGCGAATAACGCTTGGACTAGATTGGCTATGAGTTACAGATCGGATATTGCATTGTTCTATGTCGGAACAAGTGAATATCCTGTCGGTAGCATAACATTTACAAATCCATCAATACAAACATTGCCTTTGTCAGTTGTATCTGTAGCTGGTGCTGTCGCTCCTACAACATCAGCAACTATTGATGTTATGGCGTGGGGCGTGGGCGATACAGGACGGAATCAACAGGGTATTTGTGACCCTGATTTTCCATCAAGAACTGCAACTGTAAAGTTACCATCCATTGCATCGACAACAACAGATAAGCCTTTAGTTGTTGCTAATCATCCTTTATCACCAGCATATCAACGCCCTGTTGACAATTGCGTTACAGCTAATGGTGCATCAGGCGCGGCAGTAACTGCAACATTGCCAGCGGCTGGGGTAGGATTAAAGCATTATATAACTAAAATAGAGATGATTGCATTTGCGGCTGCCGTGCGCGTTGCCGCCGCCACACCTGTTTTAGTTACGACAACAAATGTTGTTGGTACTCCGACTTTTACATTTCAAGCCAACGCGGCAGCTTTGGGGACAAGTGAAATACAGGATAAAAATTTTGTTTTGCCATTGGCCACAACAACAGCGAATACAGCCACAACTATTGTTTGCCCTGCAACGACTTCTGTTATTTGGCGTGTTAATGTTTTTTATTATGTTGCACCATAATGCCTAATCATTTGTTTTTGGCTTACGAATCATGCAAAGATAGATTTGATAAGCCAATTACATTTGAGGAATTTAAGGCGATATTTTCCGACTGGGAATGTATCCCTGTTGATGTTAAAGGCGAAGAAGCAGGCGCGTTAATGTGTCGAGATGACGAAATTCACGCTTGCATCATTGATAAACACCATAAAAAATGGATAAACAAAACGCTTTGGAATACTGTATTTAAAGAGCGTTTAAGCAAATACGGTTATTTGACGACAGGTGTTACTGCTAACAACGAAATCGGGCGTAAATTCGTTGAGCGATGCGGTTTTAAAGAGTATTATAGATTTGCCAATGTAGTTATATATCGGCTTAGTGGGGTGTAAAATGGGTTTAGAGATTATCGGCGCAGGCTTACAACACAAAGCATCAAAAGATGCAGCAAGCGCACAAAAAGAAGCGGCTTACGAGGCTAATCAAACAGCGCGCGATCTTAGCGCCGAGCAAATGGATTTATACAAGCAGATTTATAACGAACAAAAAGCGCAACAAGCTCCTTATTTACAACAAGGCCAAACAGCTATTGGTAAATTAGGCAGCTTAATGGGCGGTACTGACCCATTTGAAAGTTATTTACAAAAAACAGGGCTGCAAGGCGGTTTAGATGCGTATTTGAAACAAAAAGGCGTGTCTAATTATGGATTCTTAAACAGCCCACAATATGCTTTTTTGCAAAAACAAGGACAACAAGCATTAGACCGAAGCGCGGCTGCTCGCGGCATGGGCTACAGTGGCGCACAAATGAAAGCGGCACAACAATTTGGGCAAGGTTTAGCAAGTCAACAATACGACAACGAATACAACAGGGCAGCAAAAGAGTATTTTAATAAATACGATCAAGCGGCCAATCAATTTGGCAATTATTACAATCGCTTAGCAGCACTTGCTCAAGGTGGCCAACAAGCAGCGACGACAGCTAGCCAATTAGGTGGACAATATGGCCAAAACGTAGGCGGCACGTTAGGCACGTTATCAGGTCAACTGCAAAATAATATTGGTCAATTAGGTAATGCTCGGGCTAGTGGTTATATTGGTCAAGCTAATGCGATTACGGGCGGATTGCAGGGTATTACTGACAATTTGTTTAGGGCGGCTGGCTTACTTTATCCAAAGGGGATTAAATAATGCTTAACTTAGACACAAGAATCCCTCTCATGGCTCAAGAGCGTGACTATGGTCGCGGTTTTGATATGATGCAACAAGCGCAAATGAATCAGTTAAAGCTTCAAGCATTGCGCGACGAATATAACGCAGCCAAAGAAAAACGCGATAGACAAAAAGCAATGCGTCAAGGTATGGCTAGCGAGTTGCAAAAAATGCAACAAGGCACACCAGCACAGTATAAAACAACATTTCCACAGACCATGGCCACAGGTCAAATGCCAAGCGGCATGACAGGTGTTTTAGCGTCAGAACGTGGCCAAAACTTACCGCAACCTGCATTGTTTGGCGAAAATATCTTACAAGGTAATTTTGATATTAACCGAGAATTAGTTGGTCCTGCAATTGCACCAAAGCAACCCGACATTAAAGACGTTTTGACGGCTCAATTTAACGCGGCAGTCGCTAACAATGATGTGGCTACAGCATTCGACGCTAAAAAGAAGTTAAGAGAATTAGAAAAGAGTCCCGATAAGTATTTTCAAGGATTAACTGAGGCGATTGACCCAATCACTAAGCAGCCTATTTTATTGGCAATGACTGAGGGTGGCGCAGTGCCTAGCGGTTATTCGCCTAGAGTTAAAGAGCTAACACCATATGAAAAAAAACAACTTGAATTTAATGAGCGTAAATTTAGGGCTGAGCAAGACAAAATAAACAGACAGTTAGATTTAGATTACAAGAAGTATATTGCTGATTTAAACAAGCCTGACCCTGTGGAAAAAGCTGGCGAAATTGCTGATGTTAAGGCTGAGGCTAAAGTCAGACAAGACTTAATTGGTGATGCCGCAAATGTTGTAAAAACATATAATTTAATGAATCCAATGATTAGTTCAGCTATTGATATTGTAAAAAAATTGCCTCCTGATATGTTGCAATCAAAATATCAGTCCATGCTTGCTGGCACTCCATTAAATAAATATTTGGGCAATCCTGAACAGCAAAAAGCAATAACAGATTATAACTTGATGCTTGAAAATTTACGTTTGTATATCGAAAAGCCAGCTGGGGCTATATCAAACTATGAGCAAGGTATTTTAGGTCGTGCTATTGGTATTTTAGAGGGTAATTATTCAAACGAACAAAAAGAGTCTGCATTAAGAAAGGTTAAAGGTATATTTGATAATCAAAAAAATGTAGCCGAAAATGTTTTAAAGCAAAATAAAGCGGATCGTTTTAACTATAACTCGCAAGAAAATAAACCATTAAGATTTACAAAACAGGCAAATTCCGCACAGCGTAAAGAATACGGTGATGCTATTTTTGCCGCAAAAGGTGATCCTGAGAAAATTCGAGAGATTCAAGAATACGCTAGAGAATTGGGAGTGCTTGAATAATGGGTGCTTATGATCATATTTTGAAAAAATCACAACCAACAAAAACTGTAGAAAAGCCAAAACAAAGTGAGCCAAGTGATGTGTCTGTATTGGTTTCGTCTTTGGCTAAAGGTGTTGCTGGTATTCCTGATATGTTTATCAATGCCGCGCCTAATCTTGTCGGTTTAGGTATGGCTGGTAGCGGCTTTGTGTCTAATGAATTGGCTGAGAGATTAGGGCGAGACACAACATTAGGCGGTTATTTTTCAAAAGTAAATGAATTGGCTAACCAAGGGTTATCTAATTTTGCTTATGCGCCAAGTATTGCGAATAAAGCATTAAGGGCTGTCGCTCCTATTCAAGACCCTGTTACGCCTAGTCAAAGGGTTATGGATTGGGCTGCTCAAAGTGCCACAGGCGCATTACTGACTCCTGCTGCTAGCATAAAAGATTTTGCAATTAACGCGGCCAAGTTTGGCGGATATGGTGGTTTTGGTGGGGTAGTTGCTGAGGAAACAGGGTCACCGTTGGCTGGTATTGCGGCTTCTATTGCTGCGCCTGTAGCGGTTAATGCGGCGGCTAACCTTGCATCAAGAATTAATCAACCTTTAACGGCTGGGGGACGTGAGAATATTGTCGGTCAAAGACTTGTTAATATTGTTCAAGACCCTATTGCAGCAAGCGCGGCTCTTAAAAACGCGCCTAAACCATTGGTTAAAGGTTCACAGGCGACAAGTGGGCAAGTATTGGCTCAGCAAACAGGTGATAAAAACCTGTTAAGGGCTGAGGATGTTATTAGGCAAAAAATAGGTATAGCGGACGATGTTAACGCACGTTATACATCAAACGAGGCAGCTAGACGCGCTGAGATAACTCGCTTAGGTGCTGGTGGTACTGCTCAAGATGCTGTCACAATCGCGCGTGAAAAACTAGCACAAAACAAGGCTATTTTAGAGCAACAAAAAGCGCGTTTAATGCAATCGCAACAAGCAAGAGGTCAACAAGCTACCCAACAACAACAAACAGCTTTAAGTGATTTAGGTACTCCAACAAGTGCGGACGACGCGGCGCAAAGATTGGCAAATGTTGCTGATCCAATAATTGCACAAAAGAAAACGGATATAACTAATGCTTTTGAAAGTGTTGATCCGTTTGGTGAGGTAACTGCGCTAAGAATCCCTATGCAAAAAATAGAGGGTGTTTTACAAACTAATTACGGCGGCTTGTCATTGGCGCAAGATAGCAAAGTACGTCAGGCCATTAAGTTAATTAATGAAGCGGCAGGACAAAACAAAACAGCAAAAGATATTCCTGAGTTGGCAATGGTTAAACCAACAATTCCACCTTTGCCTAAATTTGACCCTAAGCAAGTTAACCCACAAATTGACGATATACTCACAGCAATGGCCAAGTATGGCGGCTTGAATCGTGAATATGCTATCGGGTTAGGTATTGACCCAAAAATGCTTAATCAACGTGCTGCTGGTGCTTTAGTACCATTCCCAAAAACAGGAGGGTTAAGTGGTGACGAGATGGCAACTAGACTTGCCCAAGACGGTTATCCTGTAGGCCATTTGGGGGCTGAGGACGTTTGGCAGTTTGGTGAGGCTTTAGATAACGCCATGCGCGGTTATAAAGTATTAACTCCGCAAGGGCATGAGTTACAAATGGCAAGGGAGCAAGCTAAGCGCGATTTAGAATTATTTAACGAAAATTTACGCCTTAATCCTGATTTGCTTGGATCAACAATGAGCTATAAGCAAATGCACACAATACAAAGCTTGATAGGCGATTTACAAAAAAAAGCCATAAAAGACGGACAGGGCAGAGATGCCAAAACTCTAACCGAGTTGAAACATATTATACGCGGTACAATGGATGATGAAGTTAAGCGCGGTGTTGTCCCTGCTGATATTGCGGATTCTTATAAAAAAGCGATTGGTTTAAAAGCTGATTTTGAGCGTATGTACGGCTCTAAGCCTATATCTGATTTACGTTTTAGGGGTTATGAACGACAAAGCCAAAATTTAGCAACATTACCTAAAAAACTTGTGTCAACTCGTGAGGGTTTAGACTCTTTTAAAAAATCGTTTGGCAGTGAAAAAGAGGCGCGTGAGGCGTTAAGTGATTACATAGCAACGGATTTTAGAACACAGGTTTTAAACATTGGCAACGGTGGGCTTAAAACAGGTTGGGAGGAGAGAGCTTTCAAGTTTGTTAAAGATAACAAACTGGCATTAGATGAATTTGGCGATTTATCTAAAAATATTATGTTTGCTATTCAAAAATCAAAAAATACGCAACAATTACAAAAAGCGTTTGATGATGAATTAGTTAACCTTTCAAAAAAATATGCTATGCGTGAGGCTAAGCAATTAGAGCAAGGTGGTAAAGTATTTAATAACCTAAAAGACCCTGACAAGGTTATAGATTCTTTCTTTTCGTCATCCATGCGTGAAAATGATGCTAAGTTTATTATAGAATTGGCAAATGAAAGCAAGGTTTTTAATCGTGCTTTACGCGGTGCAATATCTGAAAAAATAAACAGATTAGACGACAATCAAATGATTAAGTTTTTAGAAGACCCTAAAAATATTAAGCTGATTGATACATTGTACGGTAAAAGCACAGTATCAGCTTTAAATAAAGTGCTACAAGATGCGGCACGCGATAAAATGGGGCGAACTGGTTTAGGCACAGATTCTAAAACTTTTGGACGCGGACAAATTGACAAATTAATGAATCAAAATATTTTAGCCTTAGACGCTTTAGGCGGCACATTGGGCGGTGTTGTTGGTTCGTTGTTGGGTAATCCGTTCTTAGGTGTTGTCGGTGGCGCAAGTGTTGCCCATAAGACAAAACAAATAACAATGGCTTTAGATGAACAAATGGCTAAAGCGTTTTTAAATAGTGATGAAGCCGCCAGATTGATAGATAAAAAATTATCTAGTGGAAATTATTTAAAAAATGCAAAATCAACATCGGCTAAAAATATTGTTCCAGCTTCTCAAAATGAGGATAAAAGATAATGTCTTATTCACTTTCACCGCTTTTAAAGCCTCGCTTTTTTGTTAATGCGACAAATAAGCCATTAGTCGGCGGCAAGTTATACACATATTTGGCCGAGACAACCACGCCAGCGACAACATATTCAAACGATACAGGCACACCAAACACAAACCCGATTATTTTAGATGCTAACGGCGAATGTAATTTGTATCTTGATGATGACAAGGTTTATAGACTGATTTTAAAAGATGCTAATGATGTTACTTATTTTGATAAAGATAGAGTTAGTTCAATTGGTGGCGGTGATCATAAGGTATTAACGTTTAACACTATGGCCGATTTACGCTTAAAAATTGGTAGCAAAAAAGAGCCAGTTGCTCAAACATCGGGCTACAATGCGGCTGGAGATGGCGGCGGTAATTCTTTTTATTGGGATGAAACAAGCAACGATGTGGAAAATTACGGCACAATTATCAAGCCAACTTTTGTAAGTGGTGCAGGTCGTTGGATTGCGTTAAATAAATATTCATTTAGTGTTGCACAATTTGGCGCGTATGGTGACGGGGTGCATGATGATGAAGATTTAGAAGCTATCAATCGCGCAATCGCTGCATTATCCCCCAATGGTGCAGTTTTGCACTTTGACGGTATTTATAAATTACCTGAAAACACGGAAGTCACGACAAAAACATACTTCAACATACAAACAAGCGGAGTGACATTAGTTTTCTCATCAAGAACAAAATTTTTAATAAAAAGTAATTCCGCCGCTGCTATCGTTTTTGCATTGTCGGGGATTAGTTTTTTTAAAACAATTGGTGTTTTGCGTGTTGAATCAGATGTAACAACTCCTTATTCGACTTATGGGCAATATGGCGCAAAAGCTATACAAATATATAATGCAAATGGTGTTTCGAGCGAGCATATTACAATTGATAAGGTGGTTTTAAAAAGAGGGTGTGGTGGTGTTTTTATTGTTAACGCATACGCTGCATCAAACAGGGTTACAAATATATCAATAAGTGAGATAAGAACATACGATGCGACATATGGATTTAATGCACAAAATAACGGGGATGGCGTTGATATAGGATTAGTTTATACTGTTAATGCGTTTAGATCGTATTTTGTCTATGGATGCGAGTCGCACCGAGCTAAAGTTTTATCAAGAAGTCCGCACAGTGGTGGGACTCCTGTAAATTTAACAACATATTCTGTTGCTGAGGGTGGAAGTGGTATAAATACGGATGATATAACAATTAATTTAACTGTTTCAAATGGAGGTAGCGAGTCTTCTATTGCATCTATTAGAAATGTTGGGGATGGGGGAGCATCACAAAAAGTAAGCAACATAAGAATGCGTATTTATTCGGATTACACTCCATCATTAATCCTTTCTCTTTTAAATTTTTCAACCAGTGGCGGAAGTGCAACAGCTACGCCATTTAATGCAAAAATTGAAAATATTTACATTGAAGATAATACACCACTGGCAACATCTCAAATTGATTATAATCCTTGCAGTTGGGTCGTCAAACCTAATATTGTTTGGCAAGGAATGTCTGCTGCGACGTTGAGTACCATACTATCATATGAGTCTGTTATAGATTTTAATATAAATAAAAATGGGGTCAATTATTTTCAGGATGGGATCATTCTTAAAAATAACAAACCCGTTTATGGTGTATCAACGTCAGGAATCAGTCAAAAACTTGCTTATGTAGATTCTTCAGATAATACGCAATATGGAGAGTCTCAAACTTCTGCCACATATTCATCGATATACTCAGGTTCTAATGGGGTTTATTTTAATATTAACGGCGCATCTCGTTTTCAAGCCACATCAGTTAGTTTTAGGCCGTTTGCTGATAATAGTTATACATTAGGAACATCATCTCAGAGATGGTCTGTTGTCTATGCTGGGACCGGAACAATCAATACATCTGACGATAGACTAAAACAACAAATTTCATCTGATTTATCACCTGAGATTAGAGCGTGGGCAAAAGTGAATTTTTGCAAATATAAATTCAATGATGCCGTTAAAATTAAGGGCGATAAGGCGAGATGGCATTTTGGATTGATTGCCCAACAAGTAAAAGAGGCGTTCGAGTCAGAGGGGTTAGACCCTTTTGCGTATGGTATTTTATGTTATGACGAATGGGATGAAGAGGGAGGAGTTGTAGGGAGTGATAAAAAAGAAGCTGGCAACATATACGGAATACGCTACGAAGAGGCTTTGATTTTAGAGTGCGCGTATCTAAGGTTAAGACGTTGATTTGCTTTGTTGATGCTATTTATTTGGCAGTGAATAGCATCAAATTATCAATTTATTACAAAATCACATAACCTCTAAACCTATGTTTATAAACAAAAATAAAAAATATTACATATCAAAACTGACGTAAATTAATACGTCAATTAGGATATCTAATACTAGTTAGACACCAAATATCACCACCATGCTTGGAAACGGGGCAGGGTTCTTACAGTCGCCAAACTTCAAACGCCCCTTAATAAATTCAATGTTCCCTTGTGTGCAAAAGTCGTGAAACCATCGCGTGTCTGTTCGTGCTGGCAATAAACAAACAACCTTTTTTGCTGTCTTATCAACAAAAACGCTTTCAAAAGCCTTCTTTACCCACTTTCCAATCTCGCGGCCATAGGGTGGGTTCATCCATACATTGCCTGTCCATTCCTGCGTCAAACCATCTTCAACAACCGTGTAAAATTTATCGCATTTTGCATTTTCAGCATTCGCACAAACATCTAATTCAAAACCATGCACAGCATTGTACTTATCAAAAAACGCTTTAGGCGTTGCCCATAAGTCCGTAGCACTTGAAAACATTACATCAGTATTCATCGCCATTCCAGTGTCTAACTCCTGCGTCAAGTGCGATAACACCCCAAGCATTTATTGCACTTTTCGGCATTATCGCGTAAATTTATTAAACAACATCTGTGTGGGTGTTACGCCTTACGCGCTTAGTTAGATTTTACTAGCTAGTAAATTCATCTTTTACAATCCAACCATTTTCACCTCTAAAACCACAAATTACACCTCTTTTTGTAAGGTTTCTATCACACAAAGGGGTCAAATCTTTAATCAATTTATGAAAATTTTCAAAACTAATACCATAAACGTCTGATAGTTTTTTATCAAAATCTTCAACACTACAATCACCTAAGTTAAGTAAAAAGTGCAACAAATCAGATGAGTGATGCTCTAGTATAGCCATAATAATCTCCAAATCTAACTCTCATTGCAGCGTGACAAGTACCCAGCCACTAACTGCTAAATTGTTTATGCCTGTGCTACCGTAAAGTAGCTTAAAACAGTGGGTACTTGCACCTGAATTTTTAGTTATGCGTCATATACATGAAACGCTTGGCTAGGGTCTTTTTCTAAAAGATGCAGAGCCTCGTCTCCGCCTAATAATCTAACTATTTCTAGCAAGCTGGATTTATAGTCGCTTGAGTCATCAAAATAAATTGCTGATATAGCGGTATGCAGTGCTTTTTTATTAGCCTTAATCAAACCTTCTATCTCTGTCTCTAATTCAATTTCAGAGTTGCATTTTGGACAATTTCCGTCTGCTTGACTGCGTTCTTCAAAAGACATCTTATATCCACATGACCAACATTTTAACAATTTACTCATATTACTCTCCGCACTTCATCGCCAAGCATCAAGCCGCATAACTCTATATTCAAGCGGATAAAACCCCATGCGCCAGTGTAAGTCTGCTATCTTTGGGTTTTACCGCTTAATATGGTGTTAGGTTTTAATTTAACTCGTCAGGGTGCTTCTCAAATAGTCGAGCCATTGGTATTTGTAAGGCATCACACAAGGCTTTTAACTCGCCCTCTAAATATGCAATTCTTGCCTTATCTTCACTCAATTTTTCATTAAATATCTTTTCAGCAGTTTCGCAACTTTCGTTATCAGCATAACTCAAAGATGAATAGCCGCCCAAACTATAGCCAATCAACTGTGCAAACTGTTGACGATCTTCTTTGCTAAACGGCAAGTAAGCTATTTTATTTAAGTCAATGCCGCCATTGTCTAAAAGATATTGCACAATGGTATTTGCTTTAAAGCGTAGAACGCCTTTTTCATCATAAGCAAGTGGTTGTATTGGATGTTTTGTTGTCATAAATACCTCTCAATTTTCACTACAAACCTAACTCAGCATTTAACAAGGATAACACCCCATGCTGAGTATTTATTAAATTTGTGATAACATCTCACGGCTTATAGCGTGGGGTGTTACCTGTTAATGCAGTAGTTAGGCGTATTGGCGCACAAATCTATAAATATCTCTAGCTTCTTCAATAGTTCTAATTTCAGCAGTATGATATTCACGGCCAATGTGTTTGCTTATCATTTTGTAAATATCGGATCTGCTTATTTTCCCATTTTTCCAAATCGGGTCTAAAATTCTATGTATGTGTTGACGTGCGTCTTTTAATTCTTTTGTTGGAATACATCCCAATGGCTTTGTTCTGTCTTTTGTTTTATGATGGCATCCAACAAAATTAAGACAATCATCACACTTCCAAAAAGGCAAACTATACAAATCCACCCTATGCGGATAAATTTCTTTACCGTTTGTTAGTCTTGCGTTTACGTCTTTACCGCAACCACAACAATATATTTTCATAATACGCCTAACTCCTGCGTCAAGTGCGATAACACCACATGCTTGCATTGTACTTTTTGATGTTATCGCGTAAATTTATTAAATGGTATCCGCGTGGGTGTTACGCCTTACGCGCTTAGTTAGGCGTTTAATCGCTCAATTTCAGCAATCATTGCTTTTGCATGATTACGCATGAATATCTTAGTCAATTCCGTTTTTCTTTGCTCAAAACTAAAATCCAACTCAATCAAAGTGGTGTTATGTTTTTGCAGTTGTTCTAAGGCTTTTATTTCTTCAAGACTCAGTACATCTCGCAAATTCACATCATCGTTTAGCCCGTGTTCTTCCTTGTATTTTTTAGCAGTGAATCCTAAAACAATACGATAAATCATATTATGCTCATTGCTAAATACATGAGGTGGTGATTCTTTTCCCTCACGCACGCGCATATCAGCCAAAGATTTTATCATCAAAGGCGCATCTAATTTTGCTTGTTGGCGCGTTTCAATTCGCTCACGCTCCAACAGTTCCTTGTTTTCTAGTTCTTGCCAACGGTCGATAATAGCCGCACGCATTACCACGCTATAGCCTGAAACTAATATCATTGATTCGCGTTTAGGTAGGTTAAAACATTCGTATGTGTTGTTTCGTCCTGCTTTGTACGTTGCTGAAAAGTTAGCAGCGTCAAGATTTAGGTCATCTAGCATTTTACGAATGTCAGACATTACATTCCTATGCTCTTTGCCTGTTAATTCGGAAATCTCAAGACTCGACATACTTTTTACAGCGACAGATAATTTACTCATAACTCAATACTCAGAAACAAAAAAGCCATCTTCTTTTGAGCTTGGTGATGGAGGGTTAAAGTACAAAACCCAACAAGCTAAAGAAAACGGCTTTTTTGTGAACTTTAATAAATCTAATGTATTGCCATCACGCTACCCACTAGATTTAAGCAGTATATCACAAACCTAAAATCATTCAAACACTACACATCTAACTCGTCACTCAACAAGGACAACAACCCAAGCATTCACTGTACTTTCCTACGCTTTTGGCATAGTCTCAACTTTCAGTATCAACAGGGTCGTTGCCTGTTAGTTTGGTAGTTAGGTTTTTGGCCTAATCTTCATCCATTGTCATAAATTCAATCAGCTTTGCGCGTCTTTCTGTTATGTCGTGAACGCCTATTTTCATTAGTTTATTGTTCCACCTCTCTAATTTTGTTAATTTATCAAGCTGTTCTTTTGTTGATACATTCCTGTCGCCGCGTTTTATTCCAGCCAATGATTGCACTAAATCGCATTCTTCAACATATTTTCTAGGGTGGCAGTCCGCACCAAAAACAGCTTGAATGGTTGCACACATATCCTTATATGACTCGCCTGCATTATCTCTAGCTATGCACAAATGGTCTTGTACCCATTTCAAAACATCATACTTAAAATTAGGGTTTAGCCATAACGCCAAATCAACAGCCATCAATGGGTGCAACCATGTACCACGGTCATCGCCTGTCTTTTTACCAGAGCGATAAATGACGTTAATTTTTTCAAGCCCTTCACGCATTGCAATAGTTTCACAAAATTCTTTTGTGGATTGATTGCCGAGCCAGTTCTCTAAATTCTTCTCAGGAAATAGCTTTGCCATGTCATTTGCCGAAAACATCAGCGTAATGTGATTTTGTCGTATCGCGTGGCCTGAAAAGTCACGCATCATGATTTGTTGTGTTTTCATATAAAATAACCGTATTCCATATCTAAAAACCTATAATACAATTTCATATAATAGACTTCAATATATAAAACACAATAAAAATATATTAAATTTTATACAAAAATCGCAATTCGCACAACAAACCTAACTTTACGCTCAAGTGGGATAACGCCCCAGCCAATAGTTGTTCACTTTTTGGCATTTCTGAGGTAGTCTAAACTTTCAATTTTGCTGTGGGGACGTTACCCCTTAGCGTGGTAGTTAGATGCTTCTAATCTAAAAACTTTAAAACATCTATCTTGCAAAGCATCCCCTCTAAAGACTGATTTTCTTCTAAAACTTCACCTTTTTTACTAACTAAAACCCTTGTTTTTCTTCCGTTTGGCTCTTCAACAAACCAACAAACAGCGTCAAGTTTTTTACCATTAAGGTTTTTCTTTTTGGCGTAATCAGTTGTTTTCTTATCTTGCCACCACTTAAAACCATTCTCATTCACAAATTCAGGTTGCTTATCCCATGGAAAATCAAGCATATGTACTCCAAAATTCATCGCTACTCTTAAACACATCTAACTAATCACTCAACAAGGACAACAACCCAAACATTTACTGTACTTTTCTATGTTTTTGGCATAGTCTAAGTTGCTTATGGCTTTGTGGTTGTTGCCTGTTAGTTTGGTAGTTAGACTTCTTGAAAAAACAAGCCATAATCTCTATAGGCATACGTTGGAAAGACTAAAAACAATCAATCCAACACTTGAAGAATTAGCAGAACTGTGCAATATTTTTATTGCTGTGCTTGAAAATGCTGGCGAAACAAAAATAGTCAACATGAGAGAGGCAGTTTCTGTTATACAAGAAGCGGCGCAAGCCGTAAGCTCTGGAGATGAGAAGACAATCACAGATTGCGCTTATCATTTAGAAGATTTTATAGGCAGATTCCGCTCCGATCTTAACTAACAAACGAGGATTATACAATGGACAAACACACTTACGATGCTGCACTTATCGCTCTACTGGCTATAGAGCGTTGTGTCGATAAGGCGATTGCTCAACTTGAGGCTTTAGAGGCCGAAGAATTGCATACCTTGAAAAAAGCCGCTTAATAAAAGTCGTAATAAAAAGGCACGTTTTGTGCCTTTTTTGTTTATGGCTTAAAAGTCTAACTCAGCATTCAACACGGACGCAACCCCGTCCGCTGTTTGAGTTTTTTCTTCATTCATAGTAACCTCTCGTTAATCAAAAACCGTTGTGGGCTTGCGCCTGTTAATGCGGTAGTTAGATATGGCACATCATACAAGGCGCATCAAACATATCGTCTTGCAATGTTTTGGTTTTTCGCTTTGTTTGCACCATTAAATCCAAATTTTTTCTTGCCCATTTTTGGCTAGTAAAAACATTCTTTTTGATTTCATGCGCTAATTGCACAACCTGAATACGTTGGTTTTTGCCAAACTCGTCATGCTCAAATGCTTTAGCTTTCCAATAATCACCGCCTGCCAAACAAGGAAAACATCCAACTCTATCAAAGCCTTGCTTGTAAAGCGGATTTAATTCATCTCCCATAAACTCAAAAACATCCTCTGTTGACCAATTAACAATAGGCAAACGAATCATTACGCCTAATTTTGCTAAATATTTCGGATATTTTGACGGCATAAACAAATGAGGCAGCATTATGTCATCCCCAATTATTCCAGTGTAGCGTTTTTCACGCTGACTAGATTCGCCTGTTCTCATTCCATACCAAACCTCAAAACCTTGACCCTGTTCCTGTGCTAGTTTTTTATAAAACTCTTTGCCTACTTTTATTTTCAATTCATCAGTACAAAAACGAGCAGCATCACTTGGGAATCTTCCGTATTTTCTAACTAATGTCGTCACATCCCCATTATTTAGCTTTTCGATTTTTACTCCGTACATTTCGCTAATTTTATCGACATGGGCATAAGTTAAGGGATGTTCAAATTTAGTATCACAAAATAAGCCTAAAACTTCTCTTTTATCAAATTTTTGCAAGGCAAGTTTTAGACACGTTTGACTATCTTTTCCGCCACTAATCGGCACTACACACTTTATTATTGCGGCCATATCTAACTCCTGCATCAACAGCGACAAGTACCCAGCCGCCTATGATGCAAATTAAAAATTGTTGTGGGTACTTGCGCGTTATGCGGGTAGTTAGGCATCAATGTAAGCGTTTTAACTCATTCGCTGAACAAGCTGCGCCAGCTCTGAACATAGAATTTTTACTTGCGTCTTTTACATGCTTTATGTATCTATCTGCATCAATAAAAGCGCATTCTCTTGATTTGCACCACATCTCCCAAGCGTTTATGACAGCTAAACATTGATAAGTCCAAGAGCCGTCATTATAAATATTTTTAGCTAATGAAATATCTGCACCGTAAATTTCTTGGCATAAAGCCTCAAATCTATGGTCAACTAAAATCAATGTATTACCGTTTACAATAGCCATAAGTTATTCCTCGTTTATCTTAAAAATATGCCTAACTCCTGCATCAACAGCGACAAGTACCCGACCGCTTACGATGCAAATTAAAAATTGTTGTGGGTACTTGCGCGTTATGCGCCTAGTTAGATGTTTTTAGTTAAATCAAAGATTCTACGCATTAAATCATTATTAAACACCATGCCTTCAAGCGCATAAAAAACAACACTTTTTTGATAATTACCAAAAAGTGATTTTTTATAAACTTGTGTTTTAACATCAATTTCTTTAGGCAGATTCTTTTTTAACCATTCCTCTGTTTTGACAAAGTTTGTTGTTTGGTGAACATACTCAGTGCGCTCATCAGTTTCAACAAATTTCCCATCTAAATCACCGCCAACAAATAAAAACTTTTTCATTTAATCTCCTCAATTAGTCGATTGTAATACTCACGGGCAAGGGTGACTTTTTCGATTATCTTTTGATAAAGCGATTCGTCACGCTTGATAGTTACTGTTTTTATGCGTTTTTTAAGCGGTATTTTTTCGACCAATTCAATATGAAATTCAGGCGAATCATTGAAGCCTAAAATCTCGTAAGGCGTGGGCAATAAAACATAATGCACATAATGTACAGGTCTATCGTACAACCACATATAACCTTGACCTTGCCAATCGTAACCAGCTTTTTTGACTTCTTTTTCAGCATCTTCTTGAAAAAAAGGAAAAGTATCAATTGACCATGAGCATTTAGTATCCTCAATACACGATGCGCTAATAAAATCACATTCACCACTAATCCAGTCATTAGAAACGCGGCCAGTGTGCTTTTTTGGTTGACGCGCGGTAATTAGGCCAACAGCTTTAATTGCTTCATCTTCAAGCATTAAGCCTTTGTCCAAATACTTGCTTTTTATTTCCGTTCGACCATAAACATCTTCAATGACTGATTGCTTAATCATGGATTTTGCTGTTTCGCTTAATCCTGTGCCTGATTTTGGGTTAGTCATTAGAAGATGCAGCGAACTGCATCTTGCCTTAAACATGGCTTACGCCTCGACAATAATTTGTTTTTGCTCATCACTGAATGTATAGCCAGCCTCACCACTTAAAACCGATATTTTGTCTAGCTCACCTGATTTAATGTTTTTGATTACCACTTGGAACATTTCGTCATCATTGGTTAAATCCATGCCGACAGGGTTATATTCAGGCGTATGGTCGATGTATTCAAACTGTTCCGAATCAACGTCTTTAACAACCGCTTGATCTGCTAAAACAGCTTTTTGCATATCAATAGAGAGTGGGGCTTGCTTGCTCAAAAGTAGCTTTAATACTGTTTTAAGTGCCATTGCATCAAAGTTGTCATTCCACACGCCAAAGCCTTTTTTAGCTGTTTGGCTGTACTTGTTGGCGTGGGCTTTTACTTCGTCATGGGTCATGTACAGATAGGCTTCAAACTCGTTTAGCAGCTTAAAATAGGCTACATATCCGATAGGTTTTTCATTGGCTTTTGGTTTTACTGCCCAGTTAAACTCGTAGCCTGTGAGTGGGTTTTCACTCACCAATTGACCATCAAAAACGGGCGCAGCACTGATTGTTTTGAATTGGCCGCTACGTTGGGCAAGTTGAATAAAGCCTTTGTAGCCTAACTGGAATTGCGCCTCAACCTTGCCTAATTTGCGGTTATTAAAAGGCACAATGTAAGCAAAACCTAGATTGTTGTTGATTGGCAAATTAAGTGTTGCAGCCATACAAGCCGCATTGAACACAGTATCAGGTGCGGCGTTTTTCAACATATCGTTACTGTTGACAATTTGAAGCACCGACGTTGCAAAACTTGCGGCATTTTTTCCTAAAAGCTCGGTTAATTTAGCTTTTACATTCGGCATTGCAAAAAAGTCTTTTGATGACTTAGCTACTTGATTACTCATTTTATTTTCTCCTGACTACAAAAAAACGCTTAACTACTCATCGAATAATTAAGCGTTTTTGCCCTGATTTCAGGGCTTACTTGCTACCATTTTGCAAGTTTCGTGTTTGTTAGCTTTTCTAGCTTGGTCGCAACGATAGTCATAATCGTCACTACCAGCCGAACCAAAAGCCGCTATAAAAGCGATAGCGGCTAACCAATCACGCCAGTTATTTATCATCTAAAATGGCCTCAAAATCGGCTTGTAAGCCTAAAACATCCTCACGCTGATTCATTTCGAGGGTTAAAGCTTCGTTTTTGTGCTTGATTGCGGCCATTTGTTTTTGTTGGTCGGCAATTGCTTTGACCAACATACAAATGACTAGCAATGCAACAAGAAAGGCCATCACTGTGGCCATTTTGATTAAGAACATATGCGCGTCTCCTGTGCGGTTATTTTTTTAATGGCGGCATCAAAACCACACATTGCCGCCAACACTTTTGCTTGATGCTTGGCATCGGCTTCTGTTGCTGCTGTTACAACAGTTTCATAAGCTGGACACTTGCGACCATAGTTGATACAAACTTTAAAATGCTTCATAATTACCTCGTTAGTTACCTGACCACCAAAAAATAAGCCCCTTTGTACTCGCAATACAAAAGGGCTTTTTACTATTCGTTATAACCGCTTTGGTCAAACCACTTAACATCATCAAGTGATTTGTCGTCATTGAAAAATGACAGTGGCGCAATCTTTGCCCACTCGTCATAACTCCACAACTGACCATCAAAGAACACAAAATCAATCATTTCTTTTCTCCTGACTACAAAAACGGCTAGACACTTAATAAATGCCTATGCGTTTTTAAAGTCTCGGTTGCAGTGCTTAGTAGTCAGGCTTCCCACCATTTGTTCTTCTGCTAAGCGACCCTATTCGATGTTGTTTGCATCTAGGTCTTTACTGTGTTGCCGCATACGCCCAACAAAGCGTGGTTTGTCCTGAATTTCAGGTCGGTTGTCGTTTAGTTTTCAGGTCGCACCGCTTTAGACCTTAGCTCGTTTAGGCTCGGAGTAGAGTTACTTTGCTTTCGCTTTGTATGTTAATATATTAACATACAAACAAAATAACGCAATAGATTTGACAAAAATAATTGAATAAATTAACATAAAAACATCTAAGGGGGCTATATGAATTATCAAACTATTGACGCCAAAGAATTGACGCAAAAAGCTGTTGAAAAACACGGCTCACAATATTCTGTTGCAAAGGTGACAGGTGTCAATCATGCGTTAATATCAAAAATGATTAACGGCGAATTAACAAACCC